CATCATCTTATATAAATCTTTTTCTAACGGTCTTACATTACTTACTTTTACTTGCGGTGCTTCTGAAAATACAGAAGATACTGTTGTCATTTATGTTATCCTTATAAGTGCAGCGCTTGATGAAGACGCCGGAAATGTTACTGTAAATGTTTGATTGGTCGTAGTTTTAGTACTTCCAAAGTTTAATACTGCTACTGCTTTGTTACCTTGAGTGCTATTGTATATTAAAGCACCGTTTGCTGAAAAAGTAGAACTAGGCCAACTAGTATCAGTAAAATTTAACCATGCTACAGTTTCAGTATTTGTTGAAGTAGGAACTTGAGATATAGTAAGTGTGTTACCTCCAGCAGTATAGCCTGTCCCTGTAACTTCATTTGTTGTATCATATACAGTGGTTTCTGCATTTAATGTGGCTGTTGCTGTATAAAGTGCTATTTTAAATGTGTCCGCTGCAGTGGTTGCACGTACAACGCCTGTACCAAAGTTATGGATGCCATCTAAGATTTCAACTTTAAAGCTTGTTGCTAGTGTTTGAACGAGTGCCAATTTAGTTTCCTTTATTGAACTGGGTATCTAACTTGACCTGATCGGTATGCGTCTTGTCTATCTTTACCATCACCTAATTGTTTGAGTAATAACATAGCTTCATCATAACGAGATCTATAATTATCAAGCACATCTTTTTCACCTTTCATATAAGTGTAGGCTTCTAATAAAGAGCCATAAAGAAGAGCTGAGTCAAAGTTATTACCAAGCCAAGATGTACCTGCAGTTACAATAGATTCAGGATAATAAAAATAATGTAGCTCCATTGTGTAATTTATGTCAGGTGTTGGGCCTAGTATAAATGATGTATCATTAAATACAGCATAGTATTGAGGTTGATCATAAAAAGCTGAATCAGTGTCAGGAAACGATTGTCTAATAAAATTTACATCTTTGTTTAAAAGATAAGTATACTCATTTGCGCTATTAATAACCGCTAAGCTAAATGTAGCTAACCAATCTGTAGGCATAGCAAGGTATTTGTTCCCAAGTGAAGCTGTACCCGTTACATTTTTACGTATTGCAGGTAGTTGTACAGTATTAAGAATACGTTGTTCTGCTTGACGGATAAAGTTATTTATATCCACTGTCGGAAACGTGTTTTCTGTATAGTCCTGTATTTGAACAACAAGTTGAGAATAAGTTAAAGCCATAATTACGCCATTGGACCTCTAGCTTTAGTTCCTTTTATAGCTGCACCACAACCACGGATTTGTGTTTCACCATGTCTATTCATATCTTTACATCCGGGGTCACCTGCGCTTACACGTTGTGTAGCTGTGTTTTTATTTAACTCCTGAGCTTTTAACTTGTTAGGATCTTCTTTAATATAGATCTCACCATTAGGTACAGTGATAGGTTGTTTATATTCTGCCATGATAATTATCCTTTTTTCTGTGCTGCAATTTTAGCTAAACCTCTGCCCATACTTTTCATATCAACATTGGTTTTGCCACCTTTTGAACCTGCATGTATAGGACCTTTTTTAATTTCTACGCTTGATCCTGTATCACCTAAATTATGGCCTTCGGTTTTACCTTTTTTAGCAACGCCGTCAGCACCTGATTTATAAGCCATTTTATTTCTCCTATGTTATTGTTACTGTTACTGAACCTAGTTCACTTTTTCCTACTAAATCATTCGGTGTTAATGTTGCATCAAATGATGAAGCTCCGCCTACAGGATTATACCCCCACTGAAACACTCGACTACCTCCTAAGGGTACGCCTGTATCGTTTGTAGATGTGCCTGTTTGTTTTGTAAGTTGTAAACCATTCAAACCTGACTGTAAATAACTAGGGCTATCAGATCTTGGGTCTCGTACAGCTTGTGGATCTGACACAGGATACATCCCAAGTTGCAACTGAGGCTGATCTGGATCCCAACAATTTGGGCACACCAGTATATTAACATTTTTGGTCTTAATAACCAATCGTTTTAACTGAGATAGCTTATACCTAAAATTACATCGATCGCACTGGGCAATCGCATTTTTACCACTTGAATATTTACTAGGCATTTTTAGTTCCTATAATAGAACATATCTCTAGGCACTAATCTTAAAGGTGCTTTTTCACGATCTTCGTCAGCTGCTAATTGAAACGCTGTTTCATAATCTGCTCGTAACATTTGAATTCTATCAGGTGTAACATTAGGTAACTTCATACTTAAATACGCAGCTAATCCTGCAACCATGCAAGGAATAAATCTAAACGGAATATCTTGCACAGCTACACCGTTACCACCATCTTGAATACGTCTTAGTCTGTAATATACAAAAGTATAAAAATTACTTTGATCAGGGGCTGGCCACACGTTTACTGTGGGTAAGTTTTGTACATAAACGCTAGTAGCCGTAGTATGTGTAGCTGCAGTTGTATAGTTAACGCCTCGTACACAATTTATTAAATCATTACCACTTATATCACCATACTGAATAGTTTCATTATCTACTTTAATAAAACCAAATTGTGCTAAACCTACAGTAGAAGATAAAGTAATGGTTGTTTCTGTAGCATCTAACGCTTCAGCAGTGGTTATCGTAGTAGAATTCTCTTGACCACTTTGTCTATTAATCCACACTTGGATAGGACGACCTGTAGCATTTTTATTAGGTATAGTAATATAAGTTGATTCAGATATACGGTTAATATTAATGTCTTGTTGATTTTGTCCTGTGCCGGTGCGTGTTACCATGTCTAACAAATCAATTGTGTCTACTGGCAATGGATACATAAAACGATCTTGTTCTAAACTAATTTGACCTGGTTCTACAGTCCACAAGTTAATACCACGATTAGCCCATTCAATTGTCATTAAATTTAGTGAGCGTCGTGCAGTGCGAAGATCGTACCCAGTACGTAACTCTTGTCCACAACGTTCAAACGCATCTTCAACAAGATTATTTAAATCTAAGTTAAAACTAGTGGTTCCTGAGGTTCTATTTACCATAATTAAATTTTTCTAAAAGGTTTTACTTTTTGTTTAATAGATTTAGGTTGAGCTACAAACTGTTGCCCTTTAGCTTTACCTGCTCTTTTAGCTTTTGTGGTAGCCGCATACTCTTGTGGGCTTAATGCTTTAATAGCATTTTCTGGTAAGTATCGCTCTCCTGTTTCGCTAGACTTTTTACCAGACTTAGTTCTCCACTTTTGTTCACCCCATGATTTTAGGGATTGTTGAGACTTAGCTAAGCCACCACTTGCCATTTTCTTTTTACGTCCAGCACAATGAGCCTTTTGAGAAAACCCTTTAGGATTCTTACAGTCAATAGACTTCTTATACTTATCTGACCAACTCACTTGTATCCGCCACCTGCAGCTTTATATTTTTTAGCAACAAGTTGTGCTTTTCTTGCAGACCATTGACCCGCGGCTGTACCGTGTGTTGCTGCAGCTTTTACACTGTTAAAAATACGTTTGCGTAGTCCAGGCTTTGTATAGTTACCTGCTGCATTCACCTTACCGCCTTCTTTTTTACCAAGCGTTTTAGAAATAGGAGCGCGTTGTAATTTATCTAACATAACATCCTTTTTCTTTTTTATAATGCCACCTTCTTTATATTCGGTAAAGTCTGTGTTATCACGACGTTTTTTAACGGTGCCTTTGGGCATCTTAGCAGGGTTTATAGCACCCATACCACGGGAGGCTCTCATTAAATCATCTTTCCTTTTGTTTTACCTTTTTTAGCAACGCCATCTGCGCGTTTAGATACACCGCCACCAGATTTCATTTTAGCCATCATGCCCCCACCCATCATTTTTTTAGGTGCAGCTTTTTTAACTTTACCGCCGTGTTTCATTTTACCTTTACCATCGGCCGCAAAAGCAGGTACTTCTTTACCGTCTTTCATAACCATTGGCATCCCACCTGCTGCATAACCTTTTTTCATCATGTTACCACCTGCTGCATATCCTTTTTTCATCATGTTACTACTCCTTGTATAAATTATTAAAAGTAACCTCTGGGTCCATATACGAATCGTCTTGCTCCGCACAATGAATCCATTGGCTTGGTTTAAAATCAGGTGCTCCTTGTCCAGTAACCCAATATGCCGGACTGGTAACTCGCACTCGATTATTTGGTAATGCCACTATGTTGCCTGTCCATTTACCCGCATCAGTTAGTATAAGTATATGACTTTGTTTATGCTGTGCTGGATCTTCTGAAACTTCGCTTTCAGCATAATCAACCGTAAACAAATACCTTCCGGTGTAAAACTCATTATTAATCTTACATAACCATGGAGATGGTTGTGCTCGGTCAATTCTAATAATACTATGATTGTACGAACTACAATCCCAAGGTTGCGCTAAATGTGTTTGCATTCTGTCAGGCCACTCTTCAAGTGGTATATCCCCGACCAACGCAGTAATAGGCATTCTAGCCCACATTGCTCCACCATGTACATTTGGTTGACTGCCGTCATCTGCTTCACAACCAGTAAATATTACTTGAAAACTAAGACATCGATCAGGAATAGTTGTAACCGCAACTGCCAATGCGTGTACGTATTCTCCATGATAATTTTGATGCCCATTTGTAAATTCTTTTCTAATCCAACATTTAAAATAAGGAATATTACTTGTTAAATACATTAAACAATTTTGCCTCTTGTTTTACCTTTAATAGCACAGCCATCTGCACGTTTAGATGCTAATCCACCTTTAGCCATTTTTTTAGCTGAAAACATTTTTTCAACCATTCCTATCCGTTGGGGTTTTGTTGTTACTTTACTAACAATCTTTTCTCGTTCCGACTTAGTTTTACCTTTGTTATAAAACCCAGCATTTTTTAATGTTTTAACAACTTGGCCACCTTTTTTATATGCTTTTTTTAATTCTTTTTTAGGTTCAGGTTTAGGTGATGCAGGTTTATCTTCTTTTTCTTTAATTAAATCTTTAACTGTCTGTAAAGGATCGTAAGGTTCTTCTGCAGCTCTTATTGCTGAATCATACTTTTCTTTAGGTGATAATTCTCTATATCTTTTTTCAGCGTCTTTATCCATGATTAACACATCCTTCCTTTTGTTTTACTTTTAGTCATACCACCT